AATTACAAAAAGAATTAGAAGTAGTAAAATCAGGTCTTAAAAATTAATTAATAAAATACATAAAAATACTTGAATTATAAAATTGGGATGGTATAATAAACATATAAGTTGAGAAAGGGAGTGATGATCATGGTCAGTAGATTGACTTATGAGGATGAACAGAAAATTTTAGATGAGTTAGATTTCATGAATGAACAACATAACTTTACTCGCGACAATGCTGTTTGGTGTATTAAGACAATCAATAAGCTGCTACTGGAACTACATTTTAGGAGAAATGATAATGTTGGTAAGGAAAATACATAAAAAATGGGTGATTAAATGATCGAACCTCCTTTAGAGAAAAATGAAGTACAGATTACATCGCAACACAGGATTGCTGTAGACAAGTATAATTTCTCAATAATTAAGAAGTATGAGAAGAAAGTATCAAGAGGTAAGAATGCTGAAGGTAGTGGACAATTCGGTTACAACAAACAGAGTGCAAGCCACTACAGTAATCTTACAACTTTAGGTAAACGATTAATAGAAAAAGAGTTTCTAGAGGATCTGAGTGATCAGGATTTTAGTAAAGTTAAAGATTTAATAGAAGCTATTGAAAAAGCAGTGATGCATATTGATAAGGTTGGGAAAGAAGTATCTGAACATCTCATTAAACACATTACAGTTGATTTAGGAGAATCTACGAAGGGTAGGGGTCGTAAGAAATTAATAGGAGATGCTGAAGAAGAAGCTGATGAGGTTGATGCTGATTGACAAAGCGTTATGTTGGAATTGACCCTTCATCAATGACAGGATTCTTTATACAGGATGATAAAGGTAAAATTATAATTGAAACTGATTTATTTTATACATATAAGAAAGACCCAGAAAGAATGATTTATATTGCTGAAGAAATAATTAAGAAACTAAACATAAAAACAGACATCATCTGCATTGAAAACTTCAGCTATAATTCATCAGGACAAGGAATAGACTATCAATTCGGAGTAGGTTGGATTATAAGAGAACATCTACATAAGGCAGGATTTTCTTATTATGATGTAAGTCCAAAAGGGCTAAAGAAATTTGCAACTGGAAATGGCAACTCTTCTAAAAAGACAATGGTAGAACCGATTGAAAAACGTTGGGGATATAAACACCCAAGTGATAATGTTACAGATGCATTTATATTGTCAGAGATAGCTAAAGCCATTGATCAAGGTACTGAATATGTTGGATTAAGAGAGTATGAGAAGCAAGTTGTGAAAGTAGTTAAAGATAGCATTTTGAATAAAGAGCAATGGAAAGAAGTTAAAGCTCCACCTTGGATGAATAAAAGGAGTAAATACTATTTTAAACGAGAAGGTTTAGAAAATTAAAATTATAAATAATTAAAAACTATCGAGCCTTGAGTGATGTAAATAATTAAAATTTAATGATAAAGGTAAAATATAAAACAATTGTATGTTCTCAAATAATAAGTTTAGTAAAGGCTTATTACATATCTTCTCAATAAATTCCTAATATTATTTAAACTTTAGTTAGGTACATTGTGATTGGTTCGATAGTTAATAAATAAAATACATAATTCGAAATGGAGAGATTTATTTTTATGGCTAAAAAGAACAAAGGCGAAATCAAATTAAACAAAAATCACGGAGGAAAAGAGTTTTCAAATAGCTTTCATTTTGTAGGGAAAGTTAAGCCTGTGCAAAAAAAAGATAAGGATACAGATAGTTGGTATGATGTTGAAATCTTCGACACTAATAAAACTCAAACAAATAAAGACCGTAGAGTATTACAGTTTATTGTAGAAACAGCATTTAAAAATGAACTTAAAGTTGAACTAGCAGGAATGGAAATTGGAAGTGCATACGCTTATAGTTCTACTCATAAAAAAACTGCAAAACTTGATTGGAATGATCGTCTAGATAAATCTAAATATCCAGATGAAACATACCACTTCATTCAAACTGATTGGGACAAAGCGGAACGGTTTGGACAAATTGTAGAAAAAGATATGTGGGTAGAAGTAAAGGGTAAGTATGAATTTAGTTCGTTCACTAATGATGAGGGTAAGGTAATCAATAACGTAAAACGAATTATTGAACATGTTGCTCCACTTAAAAATGGTGAAGTTACAATTAAAGGTTTAACAGAAGGAGATACTTTCAAAGCTTATGATTCTGTTGAAGGTGGAAAATACTTAGGAATGGGTAAAGCTGATAAAGAAGGTGTAGCAACTGTTCGTGTAGGATGGTTAAATCCTGAAGGTGGAAAATTATACTTAACTAAAGTTACTGATGGTGTAGAAGGGCAACGAGCAGAACAAACATACACTTCAACTACAGTAGAAGGTGAACGAATTACAATTAAGAACAATGTAGATAGTCAAGTAGGTTTACCTAAAGCAGATGGTAGCCGAGGATATAACTACGTTCCTTATGTACGAAACTTCAAGGATGAAAACTTCAATGAAATTAACTCATTTGAAATGCAGCTAGGTATTAAATCTACATATCAAGACGAAACAACATTAGATACTAAAATCAATGGAGTGTACTTAGATTACGGTAAGGATAAATCAGTTCCACGAGATGTTGAACTAGTAGTTTATCATAAAGAAGCAGAAGAAGGTAAAACTCCATTTGCTACGGCATTCGGACGATTAAACCATTTAGATTTCTTAGTAGTAGAGGGTATTGATAATAATCGTGCAGAATTCACTATGGTAGAAGTAGCAGAAAAGGAAGAGGATAGCAACCCGTTTGATGATGTAAGCGAAAAAGTTGTGAGCTATGAACAAGCTTCATCTGGTACGAAAAAAGGATTGGAAGTATTACGATATGTTCAAGGTACATTTGTACGAGAATTATTGTCTGAAGATGAAATCACTCTAAACGTATCTAGTAACGAAGATCCGTTTGCTAACAATCCAATTGAAGTAGATGAAGATTCATTGCCATTCTAAAGATATATCTAAAGATAAACTGGGAGTGTTTATTATAAGAAATTACGTTGACGAAAATCTAAGAGTATCTGACGGAATTAAAAACGTGATGAATATTCTAATGTTAGAAAGAATGCCAAGTGGTAATGAGATTATAAGTACACTTAACGATTATACGTTATATAACTATATAGCTAGACACGGAGGTTATCGTAAGTTCGCCGATGAGTTATGCTTAGAAATAAAAGACAGCGAAACTAAACTTGGACAACGTTACGAACATATAGTTACTGCTTTGTTGGAAGATAATGATTTTATAATAGAGGAAATGACCACAAAGCATCCATTCGACTTGTTGATAAATAATTCTGTGAAGGTGGACGTTAAAGTCGCTAGACCTTCTTTGACAAGTGACGGTTCAAGAGCACATGCTTTTGGTATCAATAAAAAATACGGTTCATGTGATATCTACATTGCTGTCGCATTAGATGAACAAGATAACATGGAAAAGTTTTTAATAATTCCATCGCATCATCTAAAAGTAGTAACTCTATGTGTAGGTAAAAACAGTAAATACGATATCTATAATAATCAATTTAAATACATAAAGAAATACAGTGACTTCTACAAGTCTATATAAATTTCTAATGGCGAATTAGTTATTACTTAAGTTAAAAAATGAAAATACATAATCGAAATGGAGAGGTTTATTAATATGACAGGATTCCGTAACAAAGTGAAAAACAACAAACCGAAGGTAGAATTACAAAGTATTACAACATTAGTGGCAGGTACATATAAGGCAGGTAAAACACGTTTATGGAAAGAAGTTACTGAGCTTCATTATCTTACACCAGACGATGTACTTTTGATGGCATTTGAAGACGGCTATGAAACATGGGAAATCGACAATATTGTACCGTTACATAAAGAGGGTACTGATGATACTCTATGGAAAGTTTGGGAGTTCTTTAAAAAATCTGTTGTACCTGACTTAGTAAAAGAAGCCAAAGAAGGTCGTATTACAAAGCTAATTGGTACTGATACGGCTGACCGTGCTATAGACGCTTGTACTGCTTGGATTCTTTATGATCGAGGTAAAAAATACGCCAAAACGTTTGTATCACTTCAGGATATTTCTGATAACACCAAAGAAAACGGATGGACTGTTTTATACGAAGAATTAAAGAAACCATTTGATACATTAAA